AGCTGTACACCAGAAAAAACCGGCTTTTAAAGCCGAGGCGTTTCCTGGCACTTTCATTTTTAACCTTGTAATAAAATGAATATTCTTCCTGCTTAATGCTCATTGTTTTTTAACCTCAGTTAAGATTAAAATCGTTTTGCTAGTGAAAATCCTCTCCGGGTGCTCACTGGTCATGTCTCTGGTGGTGGGTCTGGTCGCTCACCTCAGCATCGCCGGGATGTAAAGCCGGGGAAGCGCCTGCATTTAATGCAGGCTTTTTTCCTTTGAGGCCTCAGACATCGCCCGCGCAAAATCACTGGCAACAGACAGGCTCTTCAATGCACCAATAACCTCCCGGGGGACGTCTTTCACTTTGAGCAACATGGCTGCTGCGGCTATAGTGGAGTCCCATGCCCCTGTTTTTTCATCTGCATATGCAGTTATTGATTTATTTATTGAATAGCCATCTTCGTTTCTGCTTAACTCGTATGAATAGCCAATAACTACCGGCATATTGTTTTGCTCGCATATTTTAAATATACGGCTGGTGAGTTCTTTTAGTTCCTGTAATACTGCTGCATCAGGCGTTGTATTTTTCATTTTTATTTCCTTTTTCAGGTTGAGTGAATCCCTGCCATTGCTGGCATGATTTAAAAAATGGTATTGTTAAATTAATCAGTTTGTCAGTGGTTCGCCTTTACCATCAAGATAAATTTCTATAACTAAATCCCGGATGGTAATATTTTCACGAATATTTGTTAACGTCAGTTTTCCCCTGGTATTAGCCGTGGCTTTATAAATCCGGTCATTATATTTAACCATTGTTCCGGGAACCGCACATTGCCGTATGACCTCCATTGTACCGTAGTGCTGGTGTTTCATTTTTCAGTCCTCCTGTTGTAATTCACTGACCCTTATTTCAAGCCAGTCAGCCACATCGCGGTGGTCGAAGTAATCAAGAAAGCTGTCGAGTTTATTTCTGGTGGAAATCCAGCGGGCTATATTTTTCTCGCCGATGACATCAAGAAGTTCCGGGGTGTCATCAACCGATTCAACCAGTTCAGATAATGAAATACCTTCAATTTCAACACCGACACGATGAATGTTTACGGGTTTAATTGTGGCGTCGGCTCCCTCCAGATAAATACCGATAGTGCTCATGGTCATATCTCCGGTTTAAAAAGGGCGGAAACCAGAAAGGAATGAACTGGTACCGCCAAAGGCTACACACAGCAATGTCACGGGTTCCACTCGCAACCGGAAGCGCACTGTCGCAGTGGATTAAACGACAGTCCTGACAAGGGAAGGTTCTGCGTAGTGCGCTTTCGTGTTGCGCCGGATGCTTTTCTGAATCCGGCTTCCTGTCTGGCTCTTACTCACAATGGTTTCTTGTTAACCAGCGTTGTGCGCCAGCTTCAGTTTTGAAAGTTTTGCTTCTGGTAAACGTCATGGCGGTAAACGTACCGTCATTATTGGGAAATACGCCATAAACCACAGATTCATTGTTGCCTAAGTCGATTGCTTTAATTTTTCCCTCATCCGCTTAACGCCCGGCGGCGGAACGTTTTATCTACTGCGCTTGTTACTTAACAACAACTGCCGTCATGTTCGTATGCCTCAGGCTGGCTACTTAGCCCGACTCAGCAGCGGGATAACTCTTGGTATTGTCCGGCTGTTATCTGGTCTGGCGTTGTCTTGATACATTAAATGCTCACATATCGTGAGTGATTTGTCAATATGAATTGTGAGCATTATTTTCTTGGTGGGATATGGATAAGCAAAAAAAATCCCGCATTTGCGGGATGGATAAGCAAAAAAAATCCCGCATTCCCGCATTTGCGGGATTACTAAGAGGGGAGGTTAGCTCAAGAGGATGGAGTATCTTTTTTATGCTGTCTGCTTCTAAGGTATTGTTCTACATACTCATCAATTTCTTTTAATCTGATTTCAAACAGATCAAGCATACGTGTTTGCTCTGATGCTGGCAGTTGATTAAACAATTCGAGTAGCTTTTGTTGGTTATCACTCAGCCATGAGTTGGCATTTTCCTGCTTACCGAACATTAGTTCTGCGGGGGAAATGCCAAGCACTTGACCAAGCGTAATGGCATCCTCAGCTCCAATACTCCGCGTTCCAGCCTCGTAATTTGCAATGCGTGACGACCCCGACCAGCCACATAGCTTAGCCAGTCGTCCCATGCTTAATCCTCTGTTTTGGCGGATAGTTTTAAGACGTTCGCCAATTTGTTCTGCAATCGTTTTCATGTTTGGAATTTTATCACGCTACGTGAAATTGATGATACTCACGTATGTGTAGTTGACTATGCTCACGAATTGTGAATAATAAAATTCGGAGGTTTTAAATGAACAGAATTTCAACATACAGAAAGCAACTGGGGCTATCTCAAAGGCAGCTTGCGACTCATTTGGGATGGATACAGAGCCGTCTGGCGAACTACGAAGCAAATTTTCGCACACCCGGACTGGAGGAGTGCCGAAAAATTGTTGCCACACTTAACCATCTGGGATCTCGCTGTGTTCTTGATGATGTTTTCCCGCCTCATGTGAACGATAGCAGAACCATATTAGCGAAGGTGAACAACCATGATCACCCCTGAAACAGCCAGTCAGGCGTTATCGTCATGGCTGGCATATCTACAGATAACCCAGGAAACCGCCACGCAACTGATCACCCGCGCATTCCTGGAGCAGCCGGCGCGACCGGAAATAGCGGTTCACCGTATCGAGCGTGACGACGGAACGGTGGATTACGACGCATGGCGCCGTAACCGGATAAACATTTTTCAGCGCTGGCGGAAACGGGAAACGGCGGAGCACTGCGAGAAATTCTCTGCGCTGATCCCCGCTATTCTGGAGGCGATCCGCAAAAGTGCGCCGGAACTGCATAAACGAATAACGGCAGGGCAGAGCATTGAGTACCTGCTTTCACAGCTTTTAAAAAAACCGCAGTGGCAAGCGCGGTACTTCTTGGCGCGCCGCTGGCGGATTTTGAGCGAAAGTGTGACGAGGCCATATATGCATTGCAGGCGTTACGTAGCGGTTATCGCCAGCAGTACCAGAGACATGACCAGTGAGTAATTTTTTATGTTTTCAGATCGCCCGGAAAAGAGCGTAGAGAGGCTTTATGGCCACACTTCCATACATGCAGCTTTACATCGCTGATTATCTGGCGGACACCATGCACCTTTCTGCCGAGGAGCATGGAGCCTATTTGTTGTTGATGTTCAATTACTGGCAGACCGGAAGAGCTATCCCGAAAAGCAGGCTGGCAAAAATTGCTCGGATTAGCAGTGAACGCTGGGGGGCTGTGGAAGAGTCCCTGAGAGAATTTTTCATTGATAACGGCACTGAATGGATTCATGAGCGTATCGAGAATGATCTCGCTGCGGTCAGGGATGTTCTGGCGAAAAAGTCGGCAGCAGGGAAAGCATCTGTTCAGTCCAGAAGGAACAGGAAGAAAACGCAGGCCGCCAGTGGAAGTAACACATGTTCAACAGGTGTTGGTTCGGTGTTTAAACAGGAAGCCAACAAAAAGGGAACTAATAAAGATATAGATCTAAAAGAATTAAACCCCACACATAACGCGCGTGCGCGCGCGAGTGCTCCGGTTAGTCAGCCTGGAATTATGCAACAGCCTGTCGTGACTGAACCGGAATACCGGGAAGGCCTGAACGAGCCGATCGGGAAATTCTCAATGATGGATGACTGGCATCCCTCGCTGGATTTCCGACAACGGGCCGCCCAGTGGGGCGTTGCGTTACCAGAGCCGGAGTATTTACCTACGGAGCTTGTCGCGTTCAGGGATTACTGGACGTCGGAGGGAAAGGTGTTCACACAAATCCAGTGGGAACAAAAATTCGCCCGTCACGTAAACCACGTCAGGGCAAAGGCGAAACCAGCCAGCAGGGGAGAAAGCCATGCAGAAATCCAGCCAGACAGCATCGCATCGCGGGCAGTACAGCAAATCAGGGCAGCCCGCGTGCAGTGGGAACGCGAAAACGGGATCGTCAGCGACGGAGACGGCCTGGCGACTCTGGGAAGTCATGGGGGAAATTTATTCGAACCGATGGACGCAGAAGAACGGCGCGGCACCTTCGAAGCTGTGGGTGGCCCAGATTGGGGCGATGACTGAGCGCCAAATCCGGCTGATTTGTCAGCAGTGTATGGAGCGATGCCGGGCGGCTGAGACATGGCCGCCGGACCTGGCTGAGTTTATTTCGCTGGTTTCTGAAAGCGGAGCTAATGCGTTTGGTCTCACAGCCGATGCGGTGCTGGCGGAATATCGTCACTGGCGTAACGAGTCCTGGCGCTACTCCGGCAGTGATAAATATCCGTGGCCTCAGCCGGTTCTGTATCACATCTGCACCGAGATGCGCAGAACGGGCGTTGAGCACCAGATGACGGAAGGCGAACTGAAACGACTTGCAGAACGGTTACTGGCGAAGTGGACAAAACACGTCGGTAATGGTTTCAGCATACCGCCGGTACGCCGTCAACTGGCAGCGCCGCGTCATCCTGCAGGGCCAACCCCGGCACAACTGATGATGGAAGAATTCAGACGGCGTAAGGCGGCGGGAAGGCTTTAACAGGGGGGATTTATGAGCAGAAATTACACACCGGCGCAGAAAGCTGAAATACAGAAGCGCCTGACGGAACTGGTGCGAACACATGGTCGGATGACGTTTGGAGAGCTGCGGAAGATAACGGGGTTAACTATTTTTACAGCCCGTCACTACCTGGAAAAGGCGGAAAGTTGTGGGGATCTGTATCAGGCCGGGAGAAACGGTATTTTCCCTTCGGAACAGGCTTTCCGGCTTTGGAAGCAGAAACGTGAAGATGCCAGGATTAACCGCTTTCTGAAAACACCGGAAGGTGTGGTGAGTTCCTACGACCGGACCAGAAACGTTATCTGTACGGAGTGCCGGAACAGCGTGACGATGCAAAGGGTACTGGCATTTTATCGGGGACATCACCGGGAGGCGAAATCTGCATGAAAATCGAATAATATAACTTTGCAGAGGTAGCGAATATCGTAATCACCCGTTCGGCATTTGAATTCCGTGAGCACAGTCGTGTTGTGAATGTCGCCTTATTCACAACACCAGGAATATTCCACTGTCAACTGGTTGTCTGCGGCTGGACATAATTTTATCTGATATTCAGGCTGTACCAGCGCAAAGGTTCCGTGAGTCCGACTGTCTTTTTTGCTTCCAAATATTCAGTTTTAATTATCTGAGTATGGCAAGGTGATCATCTGTATCAAACACCGGGCAACGGGTTTAACTTTACCCAACGATTACGTCCCTGTTGTTTAGCCCGATAAAGGGCCTCGTCCGCTCTGGCAATAATGCCGGTAACAGTGTCACCGGCTGTGGAAAGGGTGATGCCCATACTGACGGTGACCGTTTCGCTAACCGCAGATGCTGCATGCGGCATTGCGGTTTCACGCAGGTTTGTCTGAATACGTTCAGCAACCAGTGCAGCTTCATTCAGCGACGACGAAGGCAGCACAACGACAAACTCCTCGCCCCCGTAACGTGCCACCAGGTCTGCCGGAGTACGAACCGACCTCTTCATTACCCCGGCCACCTTTGCCAGACAGGCATCGCCAGCCTGGTGACCATAATGGTCGTTATAGTTTTTGAAATAGTCCACATCGAGCATGATCAGTACAAACGGCTCCGTCTGGCGGAGAGCATCCTCAAGAAAACTTTCCATTGAACGTCGATTAGCGGTCCCGGTCAGTGCATCCTGGTGAGCCATAACGTCGAGACGCGCGATAAGCATCCGGTTTTCCTGGTAACGCAACCAGGCTTCATCAAACCAGCGCTGCAGGATAAAGCGACCATAAATGAGTATGGCGGTAAGAGTAAGCCAGACTAATAAAAAACGGATATTCACATACTGGTTAAGCTGCACACTGGCCAGCAGGGCGGTCAGCCATAACGGGACGATGAAAAGTAGCAACGCTGGCAGATGATAATAAAGCGCAGCCAGCGCGGTAAGCATAAGGATGACACTGAGAGGCCAGGCAAAAGGCAGTTGCCACCAGACAATAAAACAGTAGCTACAATAGCTCCACATCAGACTGAGAATCAGCAGCATCACCAGACAAAGAGGAGTAAATCTGGCCGGAAGGCGGTAAATGAAAAGGAGTATCAGGAACGAAAAAACAATAATACTGCCCATAATATCGTCTATTAAAGGCAGTATTCCAGTCTGTGCACTGATCGACTTGTCAAAGTCACTGATGAGTATGTGGCGAAATAAAATGATAAGCGCAAAACTGATATTCACAAATGTGAACCACGGAATACTTACACGTAGCGCTTGCGTGACCATATCTTTATGATCCTGCCATATCCTTCCAGCACTGGAAGTACGGCGCCTGTCGTCCGAATCCTGCCCCATCCTTAACCGCCTCATATAATGAATAATTACTATCCAGTGTAGTGCGCAGATACCTCACAGTGAAAAATGGAAAAGCTATCAGGCCAGGCAGCATTTTTGGCTGATGAGATGATTTTTGTTCCACAGTGACGAACTTATAGTCACAGCTTCTGTAGTAGGGGGAATAATTATAGTTGTCTCCCGGAAACGGGAAGCGAGCTTACCCCACTTACTAAAAGAGGATGGAACTGGCTGACGTAAAACACGATTTATTTGTATCCATAAATAGCGAAATGTAACGTTTTGGTTATATTTAAAAGAGAGAAAATGGTCAGCAATAACTTTAATTGTTTGAATTAACAGATAATTAATCTACCAGGCTGAGTGATACAGAATATTTTTACATGAGGGGTACAAATGAGACTTAAGTTGATCGTTAAAAGTTTTGCGCTGGCGGGGCTACTCTCTTCCACTGCGCTGACACCTTTATTTGCACAGGAAGCCCCAAAAGGTGCCACTGCTTCAACCAAGCAAGCTAACGATGCGCTTTATAACCAACTCCCTTTCTCTGATAACACCGATTTCACGAATGCCCATAAAGGCTTTATCGCCGCTTTACCTGAAGACGTGATTAAGGGAGAGCAAGGGAATGTCATCTGGAATCCACAGCAGTACGCTTTCATAAAAGAAGGGGAAAAATCTCCTGACACTGTTAACCCTAGTCTGTGGCGTCAGTCCCAGCTAATCAATATCAGTGGCTTGTTTGAAGTCACCGACGGCGTCTACCAGATTCGTAACCTTGATTTATCCAACATGACGATTATCGAAGGTAAAGAGGGGATTACGGTTGTCGATCCGCTGGTTTCTGCGGAAACAGCCAAAGCCGGTATGGATTTGTATTTCAAAAACCGTGGCAATAAGCCTGTTGTCGCCATCATTTATACTCATAGCCATGTTGACCACTATGGCGGTGTGCGTGGCGTTGTCGATGAAGCGGACGTGAAATCCGGCAAGGTGAAAGTGTATGCGCCTGCTGGCTTTATGGAGGCAGCAGTAGCCGAGAATATTATGGCCGGCAACGTGATGAGCCGCCGTGCCAGCTATATGTATGGCAACCTCCTGAAACCAGATGCCTCCGGCCAGGTTGGCGCCGGACTGGGGACGACCACCTCTGCGGGGACGGTGACACTGATTGCGCCCACTAATATCATCGATAAAGACGGCCAGAAAGAAGTGATTGATGGCCTGACTTACGACTTTATGCTGGCCCCTGGTTCGGAAGCCCCTTCGGAAATGCTGTGGTTCATCGAAGAGAAGAAACTCATCGAAGCCGCAGAGGACGTCACTCACACCCTGCATAACACTTACTCGCTACGTGGCGCAAAAATTCGTGAGCCGTTGCCGTGGTCGAAATATATCAACGAAGCTATAGTGCGTTGGGGTGACAAAGCTGAAATTATTATGGCCCAGCACCACTGGCCGACCTGGGGTAACGAGAATGTTGTTGGTCTGCTGAAAAGCCAGCGAGACCTGTATCGTTATATCAATGACCAGACTCTGCGCATGGCCAATGAAGGTCTGACTCGCGACGAAATAGCGGCCAACTTCAAACTACCGGATAGCCTGGCAAAAACCTGGGCCAACCGCGGCTATTACGGCTCCATCAGCCATGACGTAAAAGCAACGTATGTGCTGTATCTCGGTTGGTTCGATGGCAATCCGGCAACCCTTGATGAGCTGCCACCCGAAGAAGCGGCCAAGAAATTTGTTGAATACATGGGCGGTGCCGATGCGATTCTTCAGAAAGCTAAAGCAGACTTTGACCAGGGGAACTACCGTTGGGTTGCTCAGGTGGTGAGTAAGGTCGTGTTTGCCGATCCAAATAACCAGAATGCACGTAACCTTGAAGCCGATGCGCTGGAGCAATTGGGGTATCAGGCTGAATCTGGTCCATGGCGTAACTTCTACCTGACCGGTGCGCAGGAGCTGCGTAACGGTGTGGTTAAAGGTCCGACGCCAAATACAGCAAGTCCGGATACCGTTCGGGCGATGACCCCAGAAATGTTCTTCGACTTCCTGGCTGTACATATCAACGGTGAAAAAGCGGGTAATGCCCGGGCGGTGTTTAATATTGACCTTGGCAGCGACGGCGGAAAGTACAAGCTTGAGCTGGAAAATGGCGTGCTGAACCACACGGCGAATGCTGAAGCGAAAGATGCCGATGCCACGATTACTCTGAACCGTGACACGCTGAATAAAATTATCCTGAAGGAGGAAACCCTGAAGCAGGCTCAAGATAAAGGCGAAGTCAACGTCACCGGTAACGCTGCGAAACTGGATGAGATGCTGGGCTATATGGACAAGTTTGAGTTCTGGTTCAATATAGTTACACCATAAACAGATTCCCTGCGGCTTCAATGCTGCAGGGAAGTTACTTCAGACAATTCTGTACGTTTTTTATACTCGGTTTTTCCTTCATTCTTTATATCTTGCTTCATTTTATGTATTTGCTGCTGAAGAACATGGCCCTGATACCAGTCAGTTCTGATTCTGTTATGCACAGCCTTTTTCATCAGATGACAGTAACTGGTTGTTGCGTGATTCAATGGCCTGCGAGTCTGGTCAACATGCTTTTCGATGCCGGTTGGCCATGATGCCAGTATGGTTAACTGGCATCATGGCAGCATAATTTTGCCGGATAAGTCAACCGCAGCGATATTAATCGTCCTGATTATCATCTGCATCACCGTCACAGTGACTGCACCAGTAACGAGGAGAGACTGCGATCGAACCGGCCAGACAGAGAGGAGGTAGTTGTCTTCATTGCTAAGTAAGAGACCTTGGGGATGAATCTCCGTCACTTGTGATGTGTCAGACAACCTCAATGTACCCGCACTTAATACCTGCGCCGGCGGTTTTTGTAATGTCCGGGAAATGAGCATATCAAAAAATAACCAGTTATAAGATTATAAATAAAACACAGAGAAAATGTCATTGCACATGGTCAAAAAATAGACACATTTATTGATGATGGTAATTAATAGCATCCTATATATTCATGGTGAGAATGAAGATGCTTTAAAAATGCTCAAGTTCGTTATCTATGGAGACACCGTGAAAAAACTAAATAAAACACTTATTTGTAAATATGCTGTTATTCGCCGTGATGACATGACAGTAATTGCTGAAATGGATTTTTTTCCTGACTGCAACAGGTCATTGATGTATCGGGATGGCCGCTATGTCCGGTTTCTGCCGTTGTTGCAAAATGACATCATGGGGAGCGATACCCTGATTAATGAGCTGACTATCAGAGCCGGTTATCATGAATAATCATCCTTTGTTATACTCGCCTGCGGGCTGAACTCCCAATCTACTGCGCCACCGGAGAGAACGATGGCGCATTTACAACTGGTCAAGCAAACCTCATCAGGGCTTCTGCTCCCGGCGACGCCGGAGAGTGGGGATTTCCTGCGCTCAGTAAAAATCGGTGAGTGGATACACGCCGATTTTAAGCGTGTCCGCAACTACGCCTTTCATAAACGATTTTTTAAACTCCTTCAGCTTGGTTTCGACTACTGGACACCAACGGGCGGCACGATCACATCGCGGGAACAGAAACTTATCTCCGGGTTCGTTAATTTTCTTTGCGACTCCGCAGGCCAGGAATATATCCCGGCCCTTAACGAGGCGGCGGAACAGTACCTCCATAACGTAGCTACCCTGCGAACCGGGGACGTCGCCCTTCTTAAATCTTTTGATGCCTTCCGGGAATGGGTAACCGTTCAGGCCGGGTTTTATACCGAGCATTTTTATCCGGATGGCAGCCGCGGGCGCCGGGCGAAATCCATAGCATTCGCCAGTATGGACGAAACCGAGTTTCAACAGGTCTATAAAGCTGTGCTGAACGTCCTGTGGAACTGGATTCTGTTTCGTAAATTTTCCTCTCTGGAAGAAGTTGAAAATGTGGCCGCGCATCTGCTGGAGTTCGCATGAAAATGACATGGTTTCAGCATCCGGTGTGTACCACCGAAGAGGCGGATGAGCTGGTGGCGGGATACCGGCGCCGTGGCGTGAAGGTTGAGCGTTACGGTGAGGCGGAGGTGCTGGCACTCGAGAACAATAACACCCCGCACCGCTGGACGGTCGAGGAGCTGAAGGAAATCAGGCTCGCGGCACTGGCGGATCTGCGTGCGCTAAAAAAGCTGGAGGCGGCATGAAACCAGAACTGATCGAGATACTCCGCATGCGCTGGCAGCGCCTCCGCATTTACCGCCGTCCGGGGTCGGTGTTGGTTGACTACCGCATCCTGCGCAATTTTGTTCGTATTTATCAGTTCACAGGATTTACTCAATGAACACTCAATACCTCCAGTATGTACGTGAGCAGCTAATGGTAGCGACAGCCGATTTAAGCGGGGAGACTAAAGGGCAGCTTTCGGCCTGGCTGGAGAACGCGCAATTCGACACGAAAAACTATCCCCGAAAAAAACAGCGTATCTGGGACGAGGAAACAGAAAGCTGGATAACGTTAAATAACCCGCCAACCCCCGGCAAGCAGTCGCTGGCGAAAGGAAGCGCTATCCCGCTGGTGAAGCCTGTGGAATATTCCA